TTGTGAGAGTCAGCGGTCGATTCGCGTGCGCTGCCAGGATTGCGTCGATATCGCCTGCGTAAGATTCGGTGTACATGGTTTGCTCCTAAAAATCGCGGTTGCTCAGGATAAGATCGGTCTCGTTACATTCGCCCGCTACAATTCCGCTGAATCCGGTTCGACCATTCCGATGCGCCATTGCCAGGAGTCGTTGTCCGCGCCCACTATTCCAGTACGCTTCGGGTACGTTGAGATAACGAGTCAGCGTCATTACTGCCTGGGGATAATTGGACTCAGGGAGACAGTTGTGACCGGTAAACGCATCCGGCCAAACTGCGTAAGCGATTGCCCAGTCGCAATCCTCTTCCAACCACTTCTCGCCAGCGAAAGAAGTGAAGTCCGGAAAAACAGTTTTCAATTCCTGCCAGCGTGTATCGTCAAGACGAAATCCGCCATGTCGCGTAGTAGTTACTCGCGTGATACCCTGTGCGATTGTGCTCTGGGTGTTACTGCGTCCCCACGGAGTGTTCATGATTCTTCCCTTTCGTTTTCGTTGTTAGTCTTGATTGCCTTCCTTGCCTATATTGTATCACATACAGAAATATTATTGTCTGACATTATGCTGACAGATTGTCGGGATTGCTGACATGCCCAAAGCGACGTTGCAGCCTGCCACCACTAAACGCCAGAATGAAAGCGACATTGGATTCGCTGCCGATGGTCGTCCCCTCGTGGGCCAGGAGCTTATCGAGCGCGTCAAAGCGTCCAGCCCGAGCGGAAGAAAAATCCTGTTCAGCTTCAGCTTGGGTAAGGACAGCATCGCCATGTGGTTGTACCTACGCGAGCATTTCGACGTGGTGCCCTACTTCCTATACTGGGTGCCTGGCCTGTCGTTCGTTGATGCTGCGCTGGTCTACTTCGAGGACTATTTCGATCAGGAGATTATCAAGCTGCCGCATCCGCTGTTTTACCAGATGCTGCGCACCTACGCGTACAGGGAGCCTCACGAGCTGGCCACCGTCGCTGCAATGGATTTGCTCGATTATGATTTCGCGTTCATCGATGACGCTATCGCTGCCTGGTATGGCCTGGACGCACCTTTTTGCGCTATCGGGATGCGCGCAGCCGACAACATCGACCGCCGCAACTTGATACTCCAGCAGGGCAGTGTGGGGGTGAAGAAGCGGCGCTACTACTACCCGGTGTGGGATTGGACCGTGGACCAGGTCAGCCGCATTATCATCGACAACCAGGTCAAGCTGCCGCTCGACTACAAATACTGGGGGCGCACGCTGGCAGCGTTTGACTACCAGTACCTGAAGCCCCTGCGTGAGGCGTTCCCGGCTGATTACGAGCGCATCCGGCAGTGGTTCCCGTTGATTGACGCTGAGTTCTTCCGCTATGAGGCGATGGCAAAATGGGGATAAAAATCGATCGACAGCAGATAGGTTTGGGCAACGGCCCCAAGCGCAAAATTAACCGCGTGCGCCCTGGCGAGGCTGCGCCCGAATTCGACAGCCTGTTCGACCCGAGCGGCGTCAAGAATCCGCTGAACAAGCTGCAAGATACCGGCGACTTGACGCAGAATGGCGACCAGGAGGTGTCGGCTGTGCTGGCCGCCATTAAGGCCGCAAAGAAGCAGCGGCGCGACCAGTATCGAACGACAACTGACCCCAACTTCTACCTGGTCGTGTGCTTCCAGTCCACCGACCAGAAGAGCGAGTTTCTGCGTAAGTCCGGCTGGGCCGAAGAAGGCGCAAAATACCTGGATGGGTTAGATGTGGCTGCGCTGCTTGGCGTAGACGTACAGCCTATCAACCTCCCGCGTAAGTCAGTACGCCCCGCACCAAAGGCGCTGCGGGGGCATGAATTCATCGAAATCGAGAAAGGAGGTGAAACAGAATGAGCATCATTCGGCAGATGATCAATGCGCGTGGCAATCCTGGCGCGCAGCGCCGTGTGGCGCGCAATGCTCGGCGTCGGGCCAGCATGGGCGGTCGCGGCGGGTAGGCAGTGCCGGGGCGGTCGTGTTCAGGCCGCCCCACTTTTGAACTATGGCAAAGACAGGCAGACCAACCAAGTTGACCAAGCGCCGCTCCGACGCATTCTGTGAGGCCATAAGCATCGGTTGCACGAATGCGATGGCAGCGGCTTACGCCAGAATTGAGCCGGATACCGTTCTGAACTGGCTAAATCGAGGCGAAACCGAACAGAAGCGCCGGACAGAGGGGAAGCCACCACAGGAGGGCGAACAGCCGTTCGTGGACTTTTTCGGCGCAGTGGAGCAGGCGCGCCTAGAGGCAGGGATACGCTGGCAAGCCGTAGTAGACAAGGCGGCCAACACTGATCCGGGGTGGGCGCTGCGCATGCTGCGCTATCGGTTCCCGAACGACTACCGCGAGGTGAACCAGACCGAAATCAGCGGGCCAGACGGCGGGGCAATCCCGATTGCCATTGTGAAAATGCCGGTTGACGAGTTGTGAACTACGTAATTGTCGAGGCAACACCAGACAGCAAGGTCGGGTATCGAGGGTACGGTGCAGCGCTCGACTTTTGGCGTTGCAAGGACCCCGAGGTGCTGCTCGATGGCCCCTACGAAACGGGCAAGACGCTGGCGGCGCTGCACAAGCTGCATTGCCTGCTGTCCAAGTATCCTAACTGCCGTGCATTGATGGTGCGGCGCACCTATGCCGCATTGATTGGCAGCGCAGTAGTGACCTACGAGCAGAAGGTTCTGCCGTACCCGCCCGGCCACGATAAATGCCCCGTGATGAAGGTCGGCGGCATTCACCCGTCGGCGTACCTGTACCCCAACGGTAGCGTGCTGTCGCTGGGCGGGCTCGACAACCCGAACAAGTTTCTTTCGGCAGAGTTCGACTACATCTACATCAACCAGATGGAAGAGGTGCGCCTCGACGACTACGAAAAGCTGGTGGGCCGTGCTACCGGCCGCGCCGGCAATGCGCCGTACCCACAACTGATGGGCGACTGCAACCCGGACGCGCCGACGCACTGGATCGTCAACCGACCCCGCCTGCGTAGGTTCAAAAGCCGGCATGAGGACAACCCGACGCTCTTCAACCCCGAGACGGGGGCTATCACTGAGCGCGGCGAGCGCACGATGGCAGCACTCGATGCGCTGACGGGCGTGCGCTACAAACGCGGCCGGCTAGGGCTGTGGGTGGGCGCAGAGGGCCAGGTCTACGAAGAGTGGCAGCCCGACGTGCACATCATCAACTGCTTCGACATTCCGCCCGGCTGGCGGCGCATCCGTGTGCTCGATTTTGGCTACAACAACCCTTTCGTGTGCCAGTGGTGGGCTATTGACCACGATGGCCGTATGTACCTGTACCGGGAACTGTACATGAGTGGGCGAACCGTGGCCCGGCATAAGGTGGACATTTGCATCTACAGCCGGGGCGAAACCTATGAGGCGACGATTGCCGACCACGACGCAGAGGACCGGGCGACGCTCGCCGAGCAGACCGCCGTCACCGATCCTGCACTGGTGGCACGGTTGGAGGTCGCCGGCTTTCCGTCGAGTGGCCGCGTGGTGATATTGCCGGGTATCGCCACCAAAGCCGCAGATAAGCGCGTCAAGGTGGGCATCGAGAAGGTGCAGGAGCGCATTCGCATGGCCGGCGACGGCAAGCCGCGCATCTTTGTCATGGCAGATTCGCTCATCGAGGAAGATGTGGCGCTCAAGGAGAGCTACCGCCCGACACGCACCGCTGACGAACTGCCGGCCTACGTATGGATGCAACCGGACGACGGCCGGCCGGCGCGCGAAGAGCCGGTGAAGCTGAACGATCACGGCTGCGACGCCATGCGCTATGCGGCCATGTATTTGGACGGCGGGACGAGCATTCAGGGTGTCACTTTTGCCAGCATCACCAAATCGAGCATGTGGAGTTAACGGATGGACGCATTTCGAGAACTGGGCGTAACCGGGTTGTCCCGCGATGGCGGTGTCGTGCGCGATGAATACCTGCGCGAGTTGCAGGGCGACCGCTGGTTGGCCGTCATTCGCGAGATGGGCAACGACCCAATTGTCGGGGCCATCCTGTTTGCGGTGGAGATGTTGCTGCGGCGCGTGCCCATGACTGTCAAGCCGATGGACGAATCACAGCCGGCGCAGGACCTGGCGCAGTTTGTCGAGGAATGCATCGGCGATATGTCCGCCGACTGGGCCGACACGTTGGCGGAAATCCTGACCATGCTTCCCTACGGTTGGGCCTACATGGAACTCGTCTACAAGCGCCGTGGCGGCGACGTGGAAGCGCCCGAGCAGCGCAGCCGCTACAGCGACAGGCGCATCGGCTGGCGCAAGTGGAGCATCCGCGGTCAGGAGACGCGCGAGCGGTGGGAGTTTGACGATACGGGCGGCGTGCAGGGCATGTGGCAGCGCACGGATACCGGCCTGTCGGTGCTGATTCCCATCGAGAAGGCTCTGCTGTTCCGCACCACCCAGCGCAAGAGCAACCCGGAAGGGCGCAGCATCCTGCGTAGCGCCTACCGGGCGTGGTATTTCAAGCGGAACGTCGAAAACATCGAAGGCGTCGGCGTCGAGCGCGATCTTGCCGGCCTGCCCGTGGCGAAAGTGCCAGCGTCCGTGCTGGCGGCGCAGGGTGAGAACGAGCGGGCGCAGTTGGCGGCCATCAAGGAAATCGTGACCAACATCCGCCGCGACGAGCAGGAGGGGGTGATCTGGCCCCTGGTACGCGATGAGAACGGCAATGAGTTGTACCAACTGGAACTGCTGACCACGGGCGGCACGCGCCAGTTCGACACGTCGGCCATCATCCAGCGTTACGAGCAG